TACGCAGATGTATCGGGCTATCATCCAAGTATTAACAGATAGAGCTAAGGAGGTTCGAAATGCCAGTAAACGTAACAGGCGTTAAAGAACTTATAGCCGCTATGGATGCTGTGGATACTAATCTAAACAAACAAATGCAGGCAGAGATTAAAGCGGTAATGATCCCGATAAGGGATAAAGCTAAAACTTACATGCCAGGAAATGACGAAGTTCTATCGGGATGGAATAAAGTAAACGTTACGGAAGAACAGAAATATAGAGCCTTCCCATTTTACAATCAAGATATAGCACGTAATGGTATTTATTATTCTAAAGGTTCAAGTAAAGCAAATAAAAATGGTTTTTCTATGATTAACTTTATTGCCAATAAATCTGCATCAGGCGCAATCTTCGAAACTGCAGGGCGTAAACAACGAGGTCAACGAGGTGAGTCATTAAATCCAAATGCGGGTATTCAATTTAATCAAGCGGCAGAAAATTTAAGTCAATTAAAGGGTTCTGGTATGTATCGTGGCCGAGCAATATATCGTGCATGGTATGAAGATCAAGGCAAAGTTTATGGCGCAATTATAGATGCTATTACCAAAGTAGCCAATAAATTTAATGCTGGTCAATTAAAGAAGGTTGCATAATGGCTAAATTACCACCATTAGTAGCATCGGCATTAGCCACTTGGAATGGTAAAGCCTTAGTTAAGGGCAAGAAAGATATATCATCATTTGATAAAAGTCTTAGGTCTTTAGGTAAAACTTTTGCTGGTGTCTTTGGCGCAACAGCTTTGTTTAATTATAGTAAAAAAGCAGTCAAAGCATTTATGGCAGATGAAAAGGCAGCCAAGTCATTAGAGCTACAATTAAAGAATACAGGCTTTGCATTTAGCGCACCATCTGTAGAATACTTTATAGCCAATCTACAAAAAACTACAGGCGTGCTAGATGATCAACTACGCCCAGCATTCCAGCAATTATTGACAGTTACTGGGTCTATTACAAAAAGCCAAGAAGCATTAGGTGTAGCATTAAACATTAGTGCGGCCACAGGTAAATCACTTACCGAAGTAAGCGCAGCATTAACACGTGGATTTTCAGGCAACACTGCAGGTCTTAGCAAATTAGGCGCAGGCATAAGTAAAGCCACTCTTAAAGCTGGAGACATGGATGCAATACTAGCCGAATTAAATGACAAGTTTGCAGGTCAGTCAGCAGCTAGATTAACTACTTACGCAGGCAAAATGGATTTACTTAAAGTTGCATCTGAAAACGTTAAAGAAGAAATAGGTAAGGGCATAGTAGATGCTTTAGATGTGCTAAGCAAAGACACAAGCATACAAGATACAGCAATAAAAATGGAGAATCTTGGTAAAACTATTGCCGATGTTATTACTGGCGTAGGTGTTTTAATTGCAGAGTTGCAAAAAATACCAGGGGTAAAACAAGCACAAGGTTTCTTGTTTGACATAAGCGTATTTGGAGCTTTAGCACGTTTAGGCAAAATGGAAGCAAAGCCAGCAGAATTACCATTTAATAAACAACGTAGCGCTGGCCGTATATCTGCACAGCAATTCAGGATAGAAGTAAAGCAACAAAAAGAATTAGATAGACTTAGAGCGCTAGAAATTGCAAAGTTAAAAGCAAAAACCGAAGTAGATAAACTTAAAGACAAGTTTGACCTAGAGCGCATAGGCTTAACCGTAGCACTTAACGCTGCAACCGATGAAGAAACTAAATTACGTATCAAGGCGCAGCTTGCAATATTAGACAATAACGAGGCGCTGGCTAAAAAGTACAACGCAGAGCTATTAGCAAAATCCGCAGCTGATTTATTAGCCGCTAGTGCTACTAAAGCTGCCGATGCTTTGAGTGGTTTACCAAATAAGTACGATGAAATCTTTAAGAGTTTAGTTCAATATAATCAAGGCTTAGGAATAGATCCAGGGCCAGCAGCAGGTTTAGCCGCTGCATCTGCAAGATTACAAGCACAAGCCGATGCCTATTTTGCAAACATGGGTCAATATGCAGTACCACAAGGTGTAACTAATCAACCTGCAGTAGCCGCTGCTGCTGCCGCTGCTGTTCCTACACCTATGCCACAAGCCACGTTAAGTTTAGATCCTAATGCAAGCAGTGATAAATTAGTACAGGCTGTAGGCGAAATAGTCAGAGTAAACCTAAAGTACGGCAACAAGCTCGTACCTGGTGGATTCTTAATACAATAATGCCAGTACCTACAGTAAACGTAATCTTAAACCTAAGCACTGGGCCAGCCTTTGCACAAGCTATTATAATTGATTCTGCAATTATAGGTACTAACGTATTTGCAGACGCTACAGCTGTAATTGTTGATGTGTCTGACCAAGTAAATTACATACAGACTCAATCAGGGCGTAGTGCTTTAGCAGATCAATTCCAGACAGGCACACTTACCTTACGCATAGTAGATCAAAACGGCGACTTTAATCCTACTAATGTTACTGGCCCGTATTATGAATTGCTTACACCGATGAAAAAAGTGCAGATAACCGCTACGCATCTCAACGTCACTTACCCTATATTTTCAGGCTTTATCACGTCGTATGTAAATCAGCAACCTAAAGATGCCACAGAAGTCGCCTATACAACTATCTCAGCTGTAGATGCCATGCGCCTAGCGCAAAATGCACAGATAAGTACAGTGGCAGGATCTAGCCCTGGCGATTTATCTGGCACACGTATCAACGAAATTCTCGACCAAATTTCGTGGCCAGCAACTGCTCGTGTTATAGATGCAGGACAGACGACATTACAAGCTGATCCTGGCACAGCACGTACATCTTTGAATGCTATGCAAACCGTAGCTGACTCAGAGTATGGTGCATTTTATGCAGATTTTAATGGAGACTTTGTATTTAAGGATCGTGCTACAGCCGTATCCTCAATAGGTGACACGCCTACAGTATTTCAAGATGCAGGTGCAGGCATTAGGTATGCCAATGCCACATGGCTATTAAACGATGATCTGATATTTAACTCAGCGACAGTGAGTAGGACAGGCGGCACACCGCAGACAGCTACTAACGCAGCCAGTATTGCTAAGTATTTTATACACAGCTATAACCTGCAGGATCTACTTATGGAGACCGATGCCGTAGCACTTGACTATGCCAGGGCTTATGTCAGTTCACGTCAAGAAACTAGTATCCGATGCGATGCAATAGAACTTGACCTATACACCCCTAACTACGATACAGGCATAGTAGCCGCTTTGAGCCTAGAGTTTTTCGACCCAATTACAGTATCTACGACTCAGCCAGGGGGGTCATTATTAGAAGATACCCTGCAGGTATTTAGTGTATCTAACACAATCACGCCAAACAGTTTTCGTGTCGTGCTAGGTACGCTAGAACCTGTCATAGATGGGTTTATAATAGGCAACGTAGATTACGGTGTCATTGACGAAAGCGTATTATCTTATTAAGGAGATATAAATGCCAACTTTTCCAGTAGTTACTGGTGATGTTCTTACCAGTACAATCTTTAACGGCTTACCAGCCTTTGCAGTACAAGTTGCTAAGACAGCAGATTACACAGCATCAAGTGGTGATGAGTATCAACAGCTTGTACAAATGAATAAAGCAACAGCAATAGCATTTAAGATACCAGTAGATGCTACATATAATTTTCCAGTTGGCACAGTTATTACAGTATTAAGTATTGGCGTTGGCGCAGTAACAATAAGCGCAGTAACTCCTGGCACTACAACAGTATTAAGTGCTGGCACAGTTGCAGCATCTCCAACCCTTGCACAATACAAATCTGCAGCTTGCATTAAGACCGCTGCTAATGCTTGGTATATTGTTGGGGCTATTGCGTAAATGTTAAATATAATCGCAGCACAAATTGGCGTACCATCATTAGTAATTACAACATTAACTGTTGAATACTTAGTGGTTGCAGGCGGTGGTGGTGGTGGCGGTTCTTTTGGCGGTGGTGGTGGTGCTGGTGGATACAAAACTGCAGCGAATTTTACAGCGGATCTATCAACAAATATCACAGTTACAATTGGAGCTGGTGGTACAGGGGGAGCTACTACAAGTGGCGGCACAGGCAACAATTCAGTTTTTTCAACCATTACTTCAAGCGGTGGCGGTTTTGGTGGCGGTGGCGGTAGCAGTACAGCCGGTGGTTCTGGCGGTTCGGGTGGTGGTGGTTCTTATGCTGGGTCAGGCGGTACAGCTTCACCTGCAGGACAAGGAAACGCAGGCGGTTCGGGTGGTGGTTCACTTGGTTTAGGTGGTGGCTCAGGTGGCGGTGCTGGTGCTGCAGGTGGTACAGGTGATGCTCCAAGTAATAGAACTCCAGGTGGAATTGGAATTGCTAACTCAATTACTGGTACTTCAACATATTACGCTGGCGGTGGCGGCCAAGGTAATGGTCAAGGTACAGGTTTTGGTGGTGTAGGTGGTTTAGGTGGCGGTGGGCGTGGTGGTTCAGATGTTAATCCAAATAGTTCTGGTGATGTAAATACAGGTGGCGGTGGTGGCGGTGGCGGCGGAGCTGGTGGCACAAATGCAGGTGGTTCAGGCATTGTGATTTTAAGATATTTAACTTCTGCAGGAACTATAACTATTGGTGCTGGATTAACAGGATCTACTGCAACAGATGGATCACACAAAGTAACCACAATAACTGCCGGTACAGGAAATGTGAGTTGGGCATAATGGCACATTACGCATTTATTACAGATGGAATAGTCACCGAGGTCATTACCGGTATTGACGAAACAAAAACCATAGAAGGATTAGATACGGAAACTTGGTATGGTAATTTAAGAAGCCAAACCTGTAAGCGCACGTCATACAACAATCGCATTAGATATAACTATGCTGGCATTGGTTATACCTATGATGCAATTAGAGATGCGTTTATAGCACCTAAGCCTGACAATGCAACAGGATTTAATGAAGAAACTTGTCAGTGGATAGTGCCTGAAATTGAAGCCTAAATTATGTGCAGCTGGTGTGCAATTAAGAGATCAAATTGATACGTGGTTTCCGTCTAGGGGTCTTGCCAGTGAAGGATGGTTGGGCGATAGTCGCCATGCCAGAAAAAAATCAGATCATAATCCAGATGAGCAGGGGTGGGTCAGAGCCATTGATATTGATTCTCGCTTGGGTGAGCCAGAAGGGATCGCAGCTTATCTGGCTGACCAAATCAAACAGTGTGCGAAAACCGATAAACGTTTATCATACGTCATCTTCCAGCACCACATCGCTTCTAAACTCTTAAACTATAAATGGCGCAGATACAAAG